TGTCTCCCCATAGTGCGTTATTTGCATCGACCGGAGGGGCTAAGAACTGAGCACGATTCGCCCGAGAGTCACGTTGAGTAGTGCCAGACGAAACCGCCAGCTGTTGCGCGTGACCCTTTGCACACACGGCATATGTTGCAGCTTGCTATTCCGGTTACCGCTCCTGCTTCCTTCGCGCTCCGATACCATATTTCCTTGCCATTAACTATCTGAACCACAGGTCTCTCATTCAAAGCAATAAGTATTTGCTTCAGTTCTTCAGACATGCCCTTGCCGTAATTGGGATTCCGCTCTCCTCGCTTTGCTTGAGCAATATGCTGTCTAGCTTCCTCAGATAGTGTGTAGTGTCTTCCGGTATTGGCTTTTCGTATCTTAGCTTTAGTTTCTTCTGATAGATGTTTGCCAAGTGTCCACGATGTATAACCTTTCGCTTTGCGTGTCTCTGCAATTTGTCTTCTGGATTCCTCAGACAATGCATGACCGCCAAGTGCTTTGTTGTATCCATATCTCTTGTCATAGCTCTTAAACTCAAAGATAAGTTTGCGTTCTAGGTCTTCAGCCTGTTCCTGTGTCAAGCCATTACAAACAATCTCATGAGTTATGTTATTCCATCCGTACCGTTTGATAGCGTTATAGAAATGCTTGTTGGTTTTATATCCGTGACCACACAGCCATCTATCTTTCAGTTTTTGATGTGTTATGCCAATATAAATCTTCCCATTTGGCGTAGTATGTTTATACACCGTCCACATGATGTTTACCTCGCAAGTAAACTCGCACAAAATGCAAGCCAGCGAATGCGATGTTCGTTTTCGGGAGCGACCCTAGACTTGCCAGTTATTAAGTTGTAACCACTCGGCCAAGGTCATCGAATTTATACCGACGCTGCCGTCCATCATGTTCCTCAGCATGATGTTCCCTACACAAGAGTTCCAAATTCTCCCAGTTCAGGCTGACTGTTTCATCCTTAATGTTGTCTGGTGTCAGGTGGATCTTATGGTGTACGATCACGCCGGGCTTTATGATTCCCTTGGCAAGGCACCGTTCGCATAGGCCCCTGACGCTGTGCGTGTATGCATCCCTGCAGGCCTGCCACTTCTTGCCCTTATAAAACTTCTCTGCGTATGGTTTCATATATCCTCCGATAAGAAAGGCGCCCATGCTTTATTCATGAGCGCCCACATCTTAAGGAGTGAAACAGTATTCCGTACTGATCCATATATACTGTAACATGGACATAGTAGGACATAATAGGACATCTTTAGACTTTGAGGTTGCCGAGTGCCTGTCCGTGGAGTCTGGTTACGTGGCGGTAGGTGTAGTTCATAGTGACCGCGATCTTCTCCCATGAATAGCCGAGGATGTAGCGGTAGCGCAGGACGCACTTCTCAGCCTCGGACGCTTGCATGGCGTTGACAGCGCGGACTATTTCGTCATAGATCTCCATGCGGCTTGTGTAGGCTCTGATAAGCTTGTGGTAGAGTTGGTCATACCGGACGGCATAGTCGGACAGATCGGAGCCGTTTCCATCGCCGTGCGGCATGTCGTCAATCGTTGGGGAAGGCAGGACATAGGAAGCACGGAGCTCCTCCATCTCGTCCAGTACGACCTTCTCAGAAGCCTTTGTCCGCAAGTAGCGGAGCAGCCATTCTTTCTTTTGTTCGTTAACCCCTGTGCACATCCTCGTCACTCCTTATTGTTTCCTGTAGCATTCTGATCGCCGTCTGCAGTGCGATTCGCCGGTCTGGATAGAAATCGCTCTGAGCCTTCCGGAGCTCTATCTCCAGAACCGTAATGATCTCGGCGGTAGTCATCTGAAACAGACCTCAAAGCCGGTCTCATCCAAGAGCATCTGCCGGAGCTCGTCGAATGTGTAGTAGCCTTTGGTGAAGGCCTCGGCTTTCTCTTCATACCGGCGGACGAACCGCTGCATTCGCTCGTGCCCAAAGTTGAACTCATCTCTGAGCGCGTAGACCGAGAACACCAATGCGACCTTTAAAGCATCTTCCGTAATCAGATCGTGCAGCTGCCGGAGGTCTTTTGATGTTACCATCGCGGAGATACCTGCCTTCTGCCGGTAGGCGAGTTCCTTCTTGAACTCTTCAAGGCCGTGGTCTTCGATAGCCTTCAGAGCGTAGCCCATGCCTTCGAGACGCCATTGTGTTATTTTGTCAGCCATTATCGTTACCTCTCATATCCGCGCCGCCTTGTATCAAAAACTGCATCCAACAGCCGTGCTTTTCTTTTGGGTTCGGGCATGTAGTTTCTGAATATTTGCAAGCACTTGGCAACCACTCATCTATACCGTTAAAGTTGCAAGCACACTCTTCACCAAACATATTTGCTAACAGTTCCGCAACTTGTTCCGTAGTCCACTTCCCCTTCTCCCGCTCTTCGATGGTCGGCATACAATCCATAGCTTTTTTAATTGCTTCTTGTACCAAAGGAACGTGATCAAATCTCGAAATAAAATCATCCGCATTAACTAACCTCATTCTTCCCGCCTTTCTTCATCATTCTCGTCTTCTTCATCATATGCCCTATATGGAGTAAGGGCATTTGCAAGTAACGAGGCAAATCTGCCGCCTACAGTTTGACTTGCGTTGATTTCCTGTGCCGTTGCTTCAATTTCTGTGATGGTTTCAATTACTTTGACTTTCATTCTTCCCGCCTTTCTGCCCATTCCCCTGCACAATAGTGGTCTGTGATATTCGGGTAATTCCGCATACAGATTCCACAAATATGTTTCGGTGTTTTGCAACCATCGCACGAAAAGTCTGGCTGTGCGGATGGCAAATTCTTGATTTCGCTCACGGCAACCATTTTTACATCTCTGCCAAACATCGGAATCGATACCGCCCTATCAATCGCCGCCTGTCTGTCAATTAAGTCGCTCATCGGTTATCCTCCTAAGAAATCAAAAATGTTCATTTGCCCAGGAATAAGTTCTTCTTCTGCCATCCTCTGGGCCTTGTATTCGTTGTACTTCTGCCGGTATCGGTAGCTGTCCCCAAAAATGTTCCATGCCGCCTTAACCACGTTCGGCTCATATTTCCCGATGAGCTTCAAATCATCTACAGCCTTGTAAGATATAGGGCAGCCACAACAACCAGTTCTTGTCAGCCCGTAAACTTCGTAAGCATCAGAGTATCGGATACCAAAACGTTCTTTATACCACTCTTTGTCTTTGTCACTGACGTAATATAGCGGCCTTAATCTGTACTGTCCGGAGGATGTTTCAGAAAAGCACATTTTTTTGTTCAGATCCCCTTTGCGTGGGACCGACCGCATACCGCCTTCGTCCCTGCGTTCTCCCGTGATAATCATTTCGTAATACTTCTGTACTCTGTGGGCTACCTGTTTTTTGCAATAGTCGCAACACTTAGCACTAATCTTGAACTCCGGAGGATATTCTTTGATGAAATCACGCATGTACTTTGATGAGTTAATGACAAGCTGTATATCTGGCCGTGGCTCTCCTTTAGCATTGCAGCAGCATATAAAATTGATTAAAGATTCGCACTTCGGGTATCTCTCTCTAAGTTCATGTCGCTTTACGGCCTTGTCCTCGGCGGCTTCATATTCGTCTGCGATTGAAAGCGGGACTCTTTTTTTCTGCCATTCATCAAGGCCAGAGGACATGATCTTTGACACAAAAGGCTGTCCATATTTGCGAGTCGCATTTACTATATTGACCTTTGGTCTGACCTCTTCAATTTCGACTCCGTACTTTTCCGCCTGTTCCTTTACATGGTCTTTCGTTGCTTTCATTTCAAGGCCGGTATTGAAGAACACATATTTCACCTTTGGCAGTGACGGCGATATTTTCCGGGCCGTTTCAATCAGATCAATCATAATGTCACTGTCTGATCCGCCAGAATATGAGCAGATAGCTTTTGGATGTTGCCTAAGCCGTGTCATTATGATTCCCATTATCTCTTGGAACTTCTCCGGAGAGTCATAATCTGCATAAGCCGGTCGGTCTGTATAAACTCGGCTCCTGTATTCATTCGCCATAATCCCCCTCCTCAAAAATATATCCTTGCGAACTGCGCTTCCCAGTCCTGCACCATCTTCTTCCAGTCCCGGAACTGCAGGTCGCAGTCCGCGAACTCCTCGCCGGAAGTGCCTACCACCGCGATCGTGCCGACCAGAAAGTCGTCCGGCATGTACATGTTCAGCGGCAGCCCTATGAGCTTCCCGTTCTCGTTCACAAGGATGACGTCGCTCGTCCCCGGGATCGGGATCACCTCGATCGGACCGTCCACGGTGTTCTGCAGGTTCTTCAGCGTGTCCGAGATGTTAGTTACATGCCCGTACCGCTCATCCGGCCGCTTGATGATTACTCTGACCTTCACCATTTGCCTCTCCTTCCAGTGCCTCGAGTACATCGAGGATAATCTCATGCATGTGTTTGTTAGTTCCGTATTTCGCATCCAGTTCCGTGCCGGCAGCCACAACAGCCTCCCAATATTCGTCAGTGTTGATATTGCTCGCGTTTGCGAACTGTTTGTAGAACTTCCAGACATCATTCGTAAACTGGTGCGCGTTCATTAGCTTATCCATAGTTCCAATCCTTAAAATGGTATTTCGTCATCGTCAGCTGATGTAAATTCATGCTTCTCCCAGCCGAACTCCCAGCCGAACCGGCCTTTGTTCTCCGAGATGCGTTTGCTCTTCTCATCGAACCATAATTTGATTCCGTCCTGTTTGAGCCTTCCGGAGAGCCTGTTTTTGGTCACTTGGAGTACACGGTCGGCAGGGTCCGGATCAGGTTTCTTTGGATCCACGCGCTGGTTGTCGTAGTTGAGGACCACATCGGCGAGGTTCGTGATGTTGCTGGAGCCGGAAACGTCATCGTTGCTGAACTCTCCGTTATTGCGCTTGCGAGGGTGCACTACCAAGAAAATCAGGACGTTGTAGTCCTTCGCCATTCCGGCGAGTGCCTTGACGAACGCAGCCTGTTGCCGGTAGAGGTCGCTCCGGATGTCGTCATCCATTGCGGTCATGAGGTTATCGATCACAACTACTCGACAAGCATACTGCTTGATTGCTTTTTCAATAGTTCCAGTAAGCGAATCGGATTCTTCCTCGGAAACTGCGGTGTTGTCGTAGAGGTAAACATATTCCTCGTACCATTTCCTAATATCTTCCGCTGCTTCAACGTTGACGATGTAGTCTTCGTAGCCGAACTTGCTGACAATCTTGGTCACATTATTCGGGCCGGCAACCTGCCTGTCGAACCACCCTTGAAAATACCAGTCCATCAGCTCCCCCGAATAGAAGAACACCGGCTGCTTGTCTCTGACTGCGTGTGCGGCGAACTGTGACGCCAGTGTGGACTTACCCAGACCGCGCTCTCCAGTGATCAAAACAAGCTGCCCGAGGTAGAAGCCTCCGAGGATCCTGTTCAGCTGCTTGAATCCGGTGTCGATACACTCCATTTCCGAAATATTCCGGCGAGTGACGTCCGCAAGCTTCTTGATCCGCGGCACCGCTACCGGCACGGCGTTTTCCACAGCCTTCCGTACTGCATCCCTTCCGTACTTCTGCAGGATCTCATTTGCGTCCTTGCAGTCCATGTAGTCTTCGGGCCTGACATGCTTGACCATTCCGTGGAACTTCTGCCGCATGTCTTCCAGCAAAGTGATCTTGCCCTTCTCATGGTCTCCGAACACGATCAGCGTGTCGAACTTTCCAAGAAAATCCCAACAGTACGGTATCCAGGTAAATCCCTTTGCCCCTGTCGGAACACTGACGGCGTTCTCGATGCCGGCCTCCGCAACGGAAAGGCTGTCGATCTGACCTTCCGTAAGAACCAGAGTCTTGTTCTCCGGATTGCACCTGTCCATTCCAAAGAGAATCGGTTTGCAGTCCCTCATGCACCACTCTTTGTTCTTGTCCTTGGTTTTGTCGAAGTCCGTCTTGCGGTACTTCACGAACTGCAGTTTCCCATTTTCGTCATAAAACGGGAACGCGAGGACCTTATCGTTGTCCTCTCTGGTAGTGATGAAATACTTCTCCGCGATCGCTTTGGATATTCCCCTGCCTTCCAGATACTCCACCGCCGGAGCCTTCACGACCGGTCTCGGGTAGTCCGCAATGTTCCTGTACCTCTTCCGGCGGGAGTAATACTCGTCCGTATCCCTTCCAAGAGAAAACCCGAACACCTGCGAGAGGGTGATCATGTTGCCCTGCGCTCCGCATGAGGCTCTGAGGCATTTGTACTGCCCTGTTTCCAAGTTAATGGCAAAAGTGTTCTTATCGTCTGTCTTCATCCGGCAGAACGGGCATTCCGAAAAGTGCAGTTCATCTCCGCGGACTCTTGTTCTTATTCCTTGTTCCCGCGCAAAGCGATATGCATCATCCGGGTTAAATTTGTAAATCCCCATCTCTTACTCCCACCCTTCCGAAGCCGGGTACAGCCGGTCCTTTTCTTCGTCAGAAAGAAAAATTGCGAGTTCTTCTTCTTCTTTCTTCTTAGCTTCTTCTATAATGTATTGTTTGTGTTGGTCAGCGTTTTTTCTAATGTCGGTCTCCGTTTTTTCAGTGTTGCGCTTGCTGTTGCGCGAACCCTGATAATCCCCATAATTTACAATGGTTAGAAGTGTTCCGCGACTGTTGCGCTCTTTGTCAATCATCTGTTGCGATTTCAGAGCGTCTAAGAATCGCTTTGTTTTGAACCGACTCCATCCCCATCGCTCCGCCAGGATGCTGAGACTTGTCATGTGCTGTCCGCGCTTCACTGTTATTGGAAAGCCGTCGAACATAATGACCTTTTCCTCATGGTTGGCGAGCATCAACAAATCAATCCATGCGTGTGCTCGGTCAAATGGCTTTTCGCTCCAAATCCAGTGGTCACGGATGTCACGATATACCTTTATGAAGCCCTTATCCGTACTCACCGCGTTCTAACCTCTCTTTCATGTCACGATATAGGATTTCTCTGATCAGCTCTCCGGAGCTCTCCGACTTACAGAAGACCGGCGTCATGTCATAGCGTATGGACCATGCCACCAGCGAGGCCTTGAACGCTTC